GAAAATCTGGAGCGATCCGGGGTTGATACGATTGAGATGGCGGAAGCTCTGCGGATGAATGAGGGCTGATAAGGGTTATTCGGCATGGTGATGACTGAGCGCGAGATGGCGGCGGAATTGTTCCGGCGGATGGCGAAAAAGCCTGCGCCGGGGGTGCGGGTGCATCCGGCGTATGATTCGCTGACGGAATTCAGCCGGATGATTTATCGGCTATACAATCATGCGCCACATTTGCAATTGATCGATGAGCATCTGATGCAGGTGACGCGATTTGTGGAGACGCGGGGCGCTGAGGGAATTGGTAGGCTGATTATCACGATGCCGCCGCGACATGGAAAGACGATGAAGGTCAGTAGGATTTATCCAGCGTGGCACCTGGGCAGGAATCCACATAATCGCGTGATGATGGTGAGTTATGGTCAGGGGCTGGCGAATAAGAATAGCAGGGCGGCGCGAAACTGGATTCGGACGGCAGCGTACCGCGCAGTATTCCCGCGCACCAGACTGGCGGCGGATAGTGCGAACGTGATGGAATGGGATATTGCGGGAACGGATGGTGAGGGCGGGGCATCGGCGTTGGGGGCTGGTGGTGGTGCGACGGGTAAGGGTGCTCACTGTTTTCCTGCGGGGACGATGGTTACGACTGAAATTGGCAATATTGCTATAGAAGAATTGTGTGCAATATCGTCTCCGCCGAGGGTGGCAGGGTATGACAACAGTAAAAGGTGTGTAGTTTGGTGCGATATTGAAGCATCTCGGGTGATAGAATCCAGAGAATTAGTTGAGATTACGACAGGACAGGGTAAGCGTTTGCTGGCGACGGCGGATCATCCTGTTTATGTAATCGGATCTGGGTATGTGGCTGCGGGAGAATTGAAATATGGTGACCAAATCATTGCCATCAAGGAAGATTTGCCCGGAATGTGGAGCGCCGAAGGATCGGCACAGCGCATTATGCCGGAATTGCTACGATCTGCGGCGGGACAAATCCATCGAGATGATCTGCACCAATTGCGGGAAGGCATTCAAGAGGCAACGGTATCAGCACGAAAAAGCGATGGCGCTGAACTGTGTGGATGCATATTGTTCGCAGGCATGTTCAGCAGCTCATCATGCGGTGAAACATGCAAAAGCGTGCAAGATGTGCGGAAAAGCAATGCCGGGCAAGCCAAGAAACAAATACTGCTCGCTGGAATGTCGGGCGCTGGCGCGCCCAAAGCGGGACAAAAGAATTTGCCCACAGTGTCAGAAGGAATTTGTGTGGAGAAGCTCCCGGCATCAGTATTGTTCGCGGGATTGTGCAAATGCAGCACATTCCAATCGGATGATCGGGGATGGGAATTCGCATTATCGGAACGGGTCGAGTTATGCGGATTGGTTCCGTCATATGCGTCCGCTGATTCTGGAGCGCGATCAACATCAATGTGTAGTTTGTGGGACGGGCTATCATCCGCAGGCGATTGTCTGGAAAGGGAAAACGGTGCAGCGCACGAATTTGATTGTGCATCATATCAACGAGAATCCGCAGGACAATACAGCGGCAAATCTGATTACGCTGTGCAAGACGTGCCATGCAATTCACCACAAATCAGCGCAGACACCGTGGGAATGGTTCGCAGAATATGCGGAGAAGCGCAACCAGTCTATGACCTGCAAGTGGCAGGATGCCACAATTTCTTTGCAAACGAAATACTCGTTCACAACTGCCTGATTATCGATGATCCGATCAAGTCGAGGGAGCAGGCGGAGAGCGAGACGTACCGCGAGAAGATCTGGAATGCGTATACGGATGATTTGCGGACGCGATTAGAGCCGGGCGGCGCGATTGTGATCATGCACACCAGATGGCATGAAGATGATCTGGTGGGGCGGATCCAGGCGAGGCGTGCGGGTGAATTTGTGGAATTGAATCTGCCGGCGATTGCGGAAGAAGGGGATGCGCTGGGGCGTGCGGTGGGTGAGGCGTTGTGGAGTGCGCGGTATCCGATTGGTGCGCTGGTGGCGATCCGGGATGAGCTGGGGAGTTATAGCTGGAACGCGTTGTATCAGCAGCGTCCGCATCCGGCTGAGGGTGGGATATTGAAGCGGGCGTGGTTTGATCGCGTGAGGGTGTTGCCGGAGACTGAGCGCAAGGTGCGGTATTGGGATCTGGCGATGAGCAGTAAGCAGACGGCGGATTATACGGTGGGCTGCCGGATGGAACGCGGGAAAGATGGGAATTTGTATATCACGGATGTGGCGCGAGGGCAGAAGGAATTGAGCGATTTGCCGGCGTTCATCAAGGATGTGATGATGCATGATGGTCCGGAAGTGGTGCAGGGATTTGAAAAAGCCGGGTATATGACGCGAGCGGTGCAGAATCTGGCGAAAGATCCGCAGCTAGCGCGATTTACGATCAAGGAATATGTGCCGGATAAGGATAAGCTGACGCGGGTGATTCCGGCGGCGGCGCGGGCACAGTTGGGCGTTATTAAGATCAAAGAGGGCAATTATGTAGAGAGCTTGCTGAGCGAATTCAGCAGCTTCCCGAATGGGGCGAATGATGATCAGGTGGATGCATTTGCCGGGGCGTATGACATGATAACGGAGAGCAGCCGGAAGATCACGGCAAAGGGGCAGCGATATGCTTAGCGATTTACAGAGATTGTTGGGGGATCGGGTGCGATCCACCTGGAGCACAGAGGTCAGCGAGTGGGGCGAGCGGGTGGAGTTATTTCGGCAGTATGAAGAGGGGCAGCATCGCAGCAAGATGACGCGGGAGATGCGGGAGATGCTGCGGGTATCGGGGACGGTGACGGATCAATTTAACGATAATTATTGCGAGATGATTGTTGACAGCATGTCGGACAGGCTGGTGGTGAGCGCGATTGATGCGGATAACGATGAGGCGACGCAGTGGAGCGCGGAATTGCTGGCGTGGAATCGATTTGATGGGTTGCAGATGGACGTGCATGGGGCGTGTGTGCGGGATGGGGATACGTTCATCATGGTGAGTTATGATAACGAACGGCAGATGCCGGTGCTGACGCATGAGCCGGCGTTTGATGGGCATGTGGGGATGATACCGGTGTATAACCGCATGGCGCGGCAGATGGTGGCGGCGATCAAGGTGTGGTTTGAGGCTGATGACCGGCGCGTGAACGTATATTATGCTGACCGAGTAGAAAAATACATCTATGAGGGGGCGGATGAGGGCGTGGGTGGTGGGTTGCTGACATTGCTGGAGGTTGCGGAGTGGCTGAACAGCATGGGCGATCCGATGGGGGTGCCGGTTTTCCACATGAAGAACAAGCCGAAGACGCGGCGGGTATATGGGGCAAGTGAGATCGCGAATGTGGTGCCGTTGCAGGATGCGCTGAATCGGACGCTGGTGAGCATGGTTTTGACGGGCGAATTGACGGCGTTTCAGGTGCGGATTGCGAGGGGGTTTGAGCCTCCGGCGAATTTGTCGCCGGGGATGTGGGTGGTGATTGCGCCGGATGGGTTGGAGCGGGATCAGGTGGCGGATGCTTCGGTGATGGAGCAGGGGCAGATTGTGCCATTTATCAGCCAGGCGGATTGGATTATCAACCAGATGGGAACGATCAGCCGGACGCCGTTGCCTGCGCTGATGGGGGGCGATAATCAGAGCGGGGAGGCGCTGAAGGAACGCGAGAAGGGGCTGATTGCGAAGGTGATCAAGTTTGCGGTGAAGAACGGGAACGTGTGGGAGGATGTGGTCGCTTATGCGCAACTGCTGGCGGCGACATTCGGGAATGTGCTGCCGCCGGTGGCGATGCGCTGGTATTGCCGATGGATGACACCGGAGGTGCGGAACCGGACGGAGATTATTGATAATGCGATTAAGGTGCGGGAGGCGGTGGGGGAGCGCGAATTCCTGCGGCTGATTGCTGGAGCGTATGATTATGATCCGGCGAAGATTGAGCAGATCTTGATGGAGATTGCCCAGCAGCGTGCGCAATCGCTGGCGGCGCTGGCGGGGAATTTGCCGGGGTTTGCCGGGTTTGAGGTCGGATAAGTTTGATTCTGAAACCTCACCCCTAGCCCCTCTCCATGATGGAGAGGGGAATGAGGGCATTGCATGATGGGCATGGCGTGCCATGCTCCTACGAATATTAAACAGATGACAGAACGTCACACTGGCAAAATTCGGGATCTTCCCGTGTGAGCGGAGACGCTCCTATACCAGTGTGCCGTTTTGATTCCACGAATTGCGATTGTGCGTTATAGGGTGTAGATCTATTGATAATGTTTGATAATGTTCATAGTGCTAACTTTCAGAATATATTGTGTCACCTGCCGCCGTTCGCCCGTCGGCAGTTTTGTTGTATAGCGATGGTGCGTTAGATACCCCGTGACGGGGTATTTTTATGGGAACGGATAGAAGAGAGGTAGAGGGTTATGGCTGATTTAAGTGTAACGGCTGCGAATGTTGCCAGTGGGGCGGATGCAGTGACGCGCCAGGGAGTGGCGGGCGCGACGATCACTGCCGGGCAGCCGTTGTATCAAGATCCGGCGGACAGTTATGCGTTGAAACCTGCGCGAGCGAACGCGGCGGCGACTGATCTGGTGGTGGGGATTGCGTTGCATGGTGCGGCGGACGGGCAGCCGATCACGTATCAGACGGAGGGTAGAATCAATCTGGGTGCGACGTTGACGGTGGGACAAATTTACGTGTTATCGGCAGCGGCGGCGGGCGGGATTGCGCCGGCGAGCGATCTGGTATCGACAAATTTTGTCCACGTGCTGGGGATTGCTACGACGAGCAGCAATCTGTTGTGCAAGATCATCAACGGCAATGTTGCTAGAGCGTAGTTGATGACGCAAGCGGTGAGTGTAAATGATCTGGTGACGGGGTTGCTGGATCGGCGGTATGAGCGTGCGGCGCGGAGGGTGCTGCGCGCTCTTGCTGTTGGGGTGACGGGCGGCGTGGTGGGGCGGCGCGTGGATGAGCTGGAGGAAGAGGCGGCGCGGCTGGAGCAGGCTGGGGAGCGGTTATCGCCTGACAATGCGGTGCTGCGTGCGCTGCTGGCGGATCTGGAGCCGGCGCTGCGGCGTGGTGCGCG